ACCGTTCAGCAGATCAAGCACAGCGCGGAGAGGATTCGAGCGCGGTACGGGCGGCTGGACCTGATCGTGTGCGACGGAATCCAGTTGATGAAGGCGAAAGCCGAACACCGAAGCGAGGAGATAGGACGCATCACTCGCGGCCTCAAAGCGACCGCGAAGGAGCTTCAGTGTCCACTGATCGGCTCAACGCAGCTCAACCGCGGGGAGGGACGAGAGTCGAACGCGATTCCCTACCTGCGCGACATCAAGGAGTCGTCCTCGATCGAACAGGACGCAGATACGGTGGTTCTGCTCTGGCGTCCGGACGGACGCGACAAGAGCCAGGAGATGACCAGCGCGAAGGCGAACGTGGCGAAGAACAGGAACGGGCCGACCGGAATCGTCCCTCTGACCTGGGACGGCGAGCGAATGGTGTTCAGGAACTACGCGCCGCCGATTCAGGAGTTCAGGTCAGCGCCTGGTTGAGTATCTGTCTTCGGGTTGGCAGGATCGGCCCCGTGAGCAGCGAGAACCAGGAAGAACGCTCGAACGACCCCAAGCCGCGCCGGAGACGGCCATCGCAGCCGAGGTCCAAGATCAATGCCGAAGCCCTCGCTCAGGCGCGCGAGGCGCTCGAGGAGAAGTGCAGGGCGCAGGCCGCCAAGCACATCTACAACGTCCTTCCGTGCAAGATCGGCCCTCTGACGCTCTTGAAGCTCTGGAAGCGTGGCGAGCCGGCGCTCGAGGCTGCCAACAACTACGACGTCTGGCTGGCTTCCAAGCTCGCGGAGGACTGCGGTTCCGTTTCGGATGCAATCGAGTTCCTCGAAGAGCAGCAGAGCGCCTCGGACGCCGTGAGGAACGCGCTGACCGGCAATGAGTGACGAACTAGCAGCCCCGCGGTGCATGGGAGACACCGCCCGCAACCGGCGGTGCGGCAACGAGCCGCTACCCGGATCGAAGTACTGCCTCGTCCACCAGCATCTCGCGAACTACTCGAGCCTGCGCAACGGTCGCTTCACGAAGGCCCTCGGTCACTTCGCCGAGGTCTATCGCCAGTCGCTGAACGATCGCGAGCTCATGGATCTGCGAGAGCCGCTCGCGGTCATGGACATGCTGCTCCAACGCCTCATGGAGCGCATGGCGAATCTCGACACGTCGGACTTCCGCAACCGGATCCGCACGCACCTGATGGAGTTTCGCGCCAACGTAGACGCTGATCGGCCGAAGGAGGCGCAGATCGCGATCGACAACGCCTACGAACTCGCCAAGCGCGGCGGAGACGAGGACGAACTCTCAAATCGGCTGATCAAGAGCCTGCAGGCGTTCATGCGCCGGCTCGAAGGCGCCTGGGAAGTGAAGCTCCAGCGTCGAAACGCGGTGAACGCGAAGGAGGTTGTCGCCGCGCTCGGACGAATGCTGGACATCGTTCGCACAGAGACCACGAAGGACGTGTACGCGCGCTGCGTCGAGCGCTTCGACATGGAAGTGCTCAAGGGCGCTGGGCATATAGCGCTCCTCAGCGAACGAGTGCCTCGCGAGGTGACGGCCGAGGTCGTCAAGCAGCCGGAGGAGACCGCGTGAAGGATCCTGGCGAGCTGGAGACCGGCCAAGAGGTTCTGCAGCGCGCGTGGGTCGACGTGCTGCACAAGACTCAGGGCGTGGAGCGCTCCGAGAGATTGGTGACGCCCTTCGGAGAGTACGCGAACGATCCCGTGCGGTTCATCCGCGAAGTGCTCGGCGAGGAAATGTGGGAGGGACAGGTCGCAATCGCGAACGCGGTGATGAAGCACAAGCGCGTGGTCGTGCGCGGTTGTCGTAAGGTCGGGAAGAGCTTTGTAACGGGAGCGTTAGCGACAGCATTCGTCTCGACAGCGCCGACAGTTGGACTCGTTACCGCGCCGGGGGAGCGGCAGATTCGCGACGTGATCTTCGCGAAGATCCGGCAGTTCTTCGCAACGTCGCGCGCCAAGCTGCCAGGGGAAGTCGGTGTCGATTCGATTCGCATCGGTCCGGAGTGGAAGATCATCGGAATTGCCGCGAAGGAGCCGGAAGCGGTCCGCGGATTCCACGCCGGGATCAAAATGAAGGGCGCCAGCGCGGAAGAGTCCGAGGTCAGCGACCTCGTGGGCATGATCAAGAAGGCCGGCGAGAAGAAAACGCCGACGCGGCTTCTGATCATTCTGGAAGAGGCGATCGGTATCGATCAGCCCATCGTCGACGCGCTGCGCGGATCCATGTCGGGCGAGAACGTCTACGTGATCATGCTCGCCAACCCACTGATGAGCGCCGACAGCGGCCACTTTTACGCTAACGCCTTCAAGGACGGATCTGGCTGGTATCGCATTCACATCGGGCTCGAGGAGCCCAAGCACGACCCGACACCATCGGACGAATGCTTCCACGCGGTTCCGGACGAGCTGAGAGACCAAGAGTGGATCGACGCATTCCGCGCGGAGTACGGAGAAGACAGCGCGCTCTTCCGTTCGGACGTGCTGGGCTGCTTCTCGGACGGCGCGAACGAGGCCCAGATCGTTCCCATGCACATCCTTGAGGCCGCGGCGAAGTGGGAGATCGTCGACGACCTACGCGCGCACTCGCGTCACATCGGCTGCGACATTGCCGGCGGCGAAACTGCCGGCAAGGACTTCTGCGTCGCGACTCTCTGGGTGAACGGGGTTCTCTCCGCGATCCACCGCTGGAAGTCGCCGGATACCATGCACAGCCTCTCGATCCTCGAGCTGCTCGTGGAGAGGTGGGCCCCTGGCAGCGAACGCATCCCTTGGTCGAACGTCCATATCGACGCGACAGGCATCGGCAAGGGAGTCAAGGATCGCCTCACCGAGAAGGGTCTCTTCGTGGACGGCGTGAACTTCGGCGCGGCGGCGCGCTACGACTGGCGCGGACTGACAGGCGAGATGAAGTTTCGCGACCGCAAGAGCGAGCTCTACTGGGTCATGCGGCGCACCCTCCAGGAGGGGGTAGCCATGATCCCTCGCAAGTATCAGGACGTCTGGCGCGAACTCCAGTGGCACACCTACCAGCACGTCGTCCGGTCTGCGGACACTGCTCTCGCGATCAAGGAGACGAAAGAGAAACTACGCGAGCGCTACGGACGCTCTCCCGACTCAGCCGATGCTGCGGTTCTGGGTTGGAGCCGGACCGGAATGCGGCCGAGCTTCCGACTTGCCAGCATGTGATTGACTCGGACGCGGAGCGGGCGGGATGTAGGTAGGGGCGCGGTCGCGAGCGAAGTGAGGCTCGGGAGGTACTGGAGTGGGAGGAACGCTTTGGATGGCTCCCCGCACAACGAGGTCGGCAATCGCCGACAGCGAACTCTCGCGGATGTACTGCGACGGGACTACGCGGCTTCGACCGGCTGCGCGCTCAATCGCGAGCTTCTCCTCAGCGCTGACTCCGATGTTGACGGTATCGGATGGGTCTGACCTAGCCTTGGTGCGATTCATTCTTCGCATCGCGCAGGTTCTCAGGAATGTCTCGAACGGCATCTTGATCGACTCTGCGGCTGCGTGGAGTGCGTCTCGCTGAGACTTGCTGAGACGGATCCTGATTCGAAACACTCGCTCTCGCCGCGAGGGCTGCCCTGATTTCGTTTTACCCATGTGTCGCTCGAACGTGGGGCGCTCCTTCGGCCTCCGGGATTCGGGTCGTCATGGTTCCGCATCGTGGTCACGGCGAAGCCCGAGCGCAAGGACTTCGGGCTGACGAGAACCGGCGGCCCGGTGTGGGAGATGCTCCCGGTGCGGAATCCCGGGGGATATCCGGGGTCGAACGGCCACACGAAATCTGCGGAATCCATCCTCGGATCGTTCGGATTTGCCCTGACGCCGAAGTTCGCGGGGGGTGACGAGCTCCGGTTCCCCTACATCGAGAGTTGGGTGGTTCATGCCTGCCTGCGGGTGATCGCGGGCGCGGTCGAGCAGGTCGGCTTCAAGATCTGGGACGGGCCCGGCGAAGACGCCACGGCTCTTCCGGACACCCACCCGGTCGTGAAGCTCTTCAAGCGGCCGAACCCCTGGACGTCTTGGTCGCAGCTCTCGGAGATGGGCGTGATTCACCGCCACCTCTCCGGCGAGGACTTCTGGTTCATGGCGACCAAGGACGGGAAGCCGATCAATGGCGACAAGGACGCCTATCTCGATCCGATGGTCGAGATCGACCTGCCCGTCCAGATCCACTCGATCAACGGCGCGGTGGTCCGAGACGACCGCAACCAGAGCGGGCGCGTCACGACATGGGCGTACCCGACGACTGTTGGCAACGAGCAGAAGTTCCCCGTCGGCTCCGTGCTGCACTTCCGGAACTACGACCCGCTCGATCCGTGCCGCGGCATTGGCCCCTGCGAGGTTGCGAGTCGTCAACTTTCGATCGCCTTCCAGGCGGAGCGTTACGGCGAGGCGACCTTGCGCGCCGGCGGACCGGGCGCCTTCGTCGTGTACGAGCACGAGATGAGCGCGGCACTCCAGAAGGAGTTCCAGGAGGAAATGGACCAGGCGATGAGGAACCCGGCTTCGGTCGGGAAGATGAAGATCCTCACCGGCAAGCCGAGTGTGATTCCGATCCCGCAGTCGCCGAAGGACATGATGTCCATCGAGCAACTCAAGTGGAGTCGCGATGTCGTCGCGTCGTTGAACGGCGTTCCGCTGCCGATCATTGGCGTGCTCGACATGGCGACGTACTCGAACATGAAAGAGGCGTGGGAAGAGTTCTGGCTCTTCCGAATCGCGTACATGCAGACGGTCGAGGACGTCGTGAACACGTCCTTCTTCCCGCGACTCAAGAACCCCGAGTACAAGAACCTGCGGCTTGGATTCGATCTCTCCACGGTCGCTGCGCTGAAGTCTCGCGACGCGGACCTGATCAAGATCGCCTCAGAGATTCTCGCCAAGGGCGCGGGACTAACGTTCAACGAGCTGCTCGATCTCGTGGGCTGTCAAGCCCAGCACCCGCCGGGAGGCGATCAGCGTCTCTACCTCGCGCAGCTTCAGACTGCGCCCAACCCGCCGCGGACCGAACCGACGGCACAGAAGATCCTCGACATGGTGAAGGAGGCATTCGCCAATGGAATTGCTGATCAAGAAGCCTGAGCTGAAGGAACTGGCGGAGCTGATTCTTCACGGCCTCGCGACGGACGAGGACTTCCAGAAGGCCAAGATCGAAGACGTCCGCGCGATCAAGAGCGACAACGGTGTGAAGCACTACCGCTCAATGGCGGCGCCGCTCGCCAAGGCGGCGAAGGACGCTCCTCGCACGAAGCGCTACATCGCGAGCGACGAGACGGTCGATCGGATGGGCGACATCATTCGCGTCAAGGGCTGGCAGTTCGATGAGTTCGCCAAGAACCCGACGGCGCTCTACGGCCACAACTCGCGCGAGTTCCCGATCGGAACCGTGAGCGATTGGCAGAAGACGCGGCGAGAAGGACGGCCGGTGCTGCTTGAGACGATCAACTACCTCGCCGAGGGGACGACGCCGCAGGCGGACATTGCTTGGAAGCTCGTCGATCAGGGCGTACTGCGCGCTGTGTCCGTCGGCTTCCTGCCGATCAAGTCGGTCTGGATCGACGATCCCGACGAGCGCAAGACACTGGGCCTCGGTCCCTGGGGCATCGTCTACGAGGAGCAGGCGCAACTCGAACTCTCGAACTGTGCGATCGGCGCGAACCCCAACGCCCTGCCGGAGAAGTCGATCGAGGACGCGGTGATTGCGATGGTGAAGGCGGGCCAGATCTCCGAAAGCGACGCAAGGTCGGTGATCGAACTCGGCGAGAAGAAGACCGTCGTAACCGTTCCGGAACTGCCCGAACCGGCGAAGAAGGAAGAGCAGGCGGCGCCCCCCGTCGAGGACGACTGGTACTTCAAGCTGGACTCGGAAGGACGCCTGTGTCGAGTGCGCGTCGTGAACGAAGACGTTCCAGCGACCAGCGAGGAGAAGGCTGAAGTCAGTTCGGAGACCGAAACGCTGCCGGACGCAGACGAAGCGCTGATTCCTCTGGAGGAGCGCATGGCGCAGCTCGAAGTAGCGATCGAGGCGCTGTCGAAGCAGATCGAGGAATTGCCGGAAAAGGTCGCTGACTACGTGGGGCGCTCCTTCGCCGAGCGGCGGCGTCTGGTGAGAACCACGTTCGAAGCCGCGATCAACGAGGTTGGGAAGCGCATCTCCCAGGAGAACATTCGATGACCATCGCCGAACTCGAGAAGGAAACGATCGACGTCATCGTCGCCAAGCTGGAGGCGATGATGAAGGAGCCTCTCGACAAGAGAGACACCAACCTCTGCGCTCAAGTCGGCAAGCTCGTCGACGAGAAGGTGAAGGCTGCGCAGGAGGAGTGGGATCGCAAGCGCGCGCAGTTCAACATTCCCGGCGTCGGCAAGGAGGAGACCAAGAAGTTCTCCTTCCACAAGATCATCCGCGCCAAGGTCACGGGCAACTACAGCGACTGCGCCTACGAACTCGAGATGATCCGCGCCGCGGAGGAACTCCGCGAGAAGCGCGAGGGCTTCGAGTTCGCCAAGGAAAAGGCGATGACGGCCGGGACCGACTCGGCCGGTGGCTTCCTGGTCCCCTCGCAAGTGCTCGAGAACGAACTGATCCCGCTGCTTCGCGACGAACTGATCGCGGTCGCGCTCGGTGCGCGCATGTGGACGGGACTGGTCGGGTCTCCCCAGGAGATCACCAAGGTCACGGCTGGCTCGACGGGCTACTGGGTCGGTGAGGCGCCGGCCGCCGGGATCACTCAGTCGCAGCCGGCGCTCAGCATGCTGAAGCTCACCGAGCACACCTGCGCCGCGAGCACCGTGCTCTCGAACCGCCTCATCCGCTCCTCGTCTGGTGCGGCGGAGGCTCTGGTGCGCGAGGACATCGTTCTGACCCTCAAGGAGCTCGTCGACACCGCGTTCTTCGTCGGAACGGGCCTGTCGAACCAGCCGAAGGGCATCCTCGAGACGTCCGGCATCTCGACGGTGACGAGCTTCGGCTCGGCGTCGGCCGGGACCGCCTACAACAAGCTGCTCGACATGATCTTCACGCTCGCGCAGGACAAGGCCCTGCGCGGGAAGCTCGGTTGGGCGATCCACCCCGGCATCGTCGGTGCGTTCAACAAGATGGCCGACGCGACGGATCAACCGAAGGAGCGGCGCCTCTTCGATGCGCAGCCCGTCTCCGAGAAGCTGCTTGGCTACCCCTACAAGATGGCGACTTACCTGCCGGCGACGGACCTGATCTTCGCCAACTGGGACGACGCCGGAATCGGCATGTGGGGCGAGATGACCATGATGGTCTCGAACGTCACCGAGAACATGATGAAGACGCTCCAGACGATGGTCGTCGCCTCGATGAGCGTCGACGTCGGCGTGCGCCGCGAGAAGTCGTTCTGCCACACCACGGGCCTCACCCTGCCGTGATCGAGGGCGACTGAAGGATCACCAGACCACTCGAACAGAGGACACGCAGATGGAGTTCAATCCGCAAACGTTCGTGAAGGCCGTCACGCTGCTCGTTCCCACGAGCCTCTCGGCGACCACCACGCTGGACAACAGCGCGCCCAACCTGGACGTAGACATGAAGGGCTACATGGAAGCCCTGATCATCGTCCAGCAGTCGGACGCGATTACGGCGACGTCGGACCTGCTCGCGATCCAGTTCAAGGAGACCAACACCGCTGGTTCCGGCTACACGGACATCACCGGCGCCCTCGTGAACGTCACCGGCGCGGCCACCGGCCAGTCTGGCGACAACACGACCCAGGTCTGCCGCCTCAAGCTCGAAGGCCGCAAGCGGTATCTCTCCGCGACGCTCACCGAGACAGGGACCTTCGTCGGGACCGTCTCGATCATCGTCGTGCTGATCGCTCCGGCGAACAGCTCTCTGCCCAACCAGACCTACGGCTTCTCCGTCGTCTGATCTTCGCTGCACATCTCCCTCCTCCGCGGGCCGGCACGTCGAGCACGAACGGCGTGCCGGCCCCTCTCCTCCCCATGAAGCTCTTCCGCGTCATCTCCGGCAAGCATCTGCACTTCCCCCCCCAGATTGCGGAGGGCAACGACTCGCTCTGGCTCGGACCGGGAGGAGTCGCCGATCTGTCCGACCCCTTCGTGGCGAAGTGCGTCGAGGGCCAAGAGTACAAGCTCGAGGCGATTCAGGACGCCAAGGGAGTCGTCCCGACTCCGGTCGAGAACCAGCGCTTCAACGTGCTGCGCGACGCCTACATGCGAGCCGGAGAGCCGCCGAAGCCGCCTGCGGCTCCTGGTCCCGAGCCCGAGGGCGCCGACGCGATTCCGAGACCCGACATCCGCCCGACCGCGGGCAAGGAGAAGCGACGTGACGCGAGTTCAAGTCAAGTACCATCGGGCGATCCTCGATAGCGACCGGCGGATCCTGTTCCCGGCCGGAGCGATCATCGATCTCGACCAGGTGCCTCCGGGGCAACACGACCGAGTGTTCATCGTGCCCGAGGCTCCCGAGGCCGTCGTGAAGGCGGCCGAGAAGCCGGCCGAGAAGGAAGAGCCCGAAGTCAAGAAGTACGTTCGAGAGGACTTGTCCGGGGGGTTCTAGGTGTCGACGGGCCTGGACTTCACGAGCCTGGCCCGGGTCCGCAGCGTTCTCGGGTTCCAGGACGACGACCGCACCAAGGACGCCGATCTCTCGCGCCTGATTCGCGCGGTCTCTGGGGACATGGAGGACGAGATGCGCCGCTTCTTCAAGGTCGCGGCGTACACGGAGATCCTCGACCTCCTGCCGCCGAATCTCATGGTCGTGCTCTCGGGCACGCCAGTTCTCGACACCCCTGCCCCTGTGGTGGAGCTCTCCAACACGAGGGACTTCACGAACGACTTCACGACGCTCGTTCGAGGGTCGGACTTCGTGCTTGAGAACGACACGGGCAAGGTCCGCATGATGGGCGCGGTTCGCGGGGTGCGTGATCCGTACAGCGGCCAAGTGCTCGGTCCGGCGTACGTTCGCGTGCAGTACACCGGCGGGGCAGCCGAGACGCAGTACGAGCTCGAGCAGTCATACCCGAGGATCGCAGAGGCGGCCGAACTGCAGGTCGCCTACGAGTTCCAGCGGCAGAAGTCGCCGGGGGGCAACGTCCGAGTGGGCGCAGGATCCACTGACTTCGGCGATCGATTCCACGAGCAGGGGATCAACTGGCTGCCGCTCGTTCGTCGAGTGCTCGAGTACCACAAAAGGCGCTCGGTGTATTAGCCATGCCGACCGCCGCTCAGATCCACAACGATCGCGAGTTCGCTCGTCTGCGCAGGCTGCCGGCCCAGATCCGAGCGGACGTGAAGAGGTTCGTCACGGAGCAAGCTGCGCGACAAGTGCAGGACATGCGGCGTCGCACGAGCGGACGGCCTGGACTCATCCCCCGCACGGGAGGCTTTCGCAGCTCGTTCAGCTTCAGCGTCGAGGATCGTCCGGAAGGCCCCGTCGGTCGGGCCTACACGACCGGCACTGCGCACCGCACACCGACGCTTCAGCCGTTTGCTGGAGTGCAGGAGGGATACAAGGGCAAGCCGGCGAGGATTCGCGCGCGACTGAAGCAGTGGCTCACCGTCCCTCTAGAAGCGAACCGCGGCGCGAGCGGCCTGCCGAAGTACCAGTCGGCCGCGGCTCTTCGCGCTGCTGGCCTCACGCGGATCCGCAAGACGAGAAGCGGCAAGTACCTGATCTACGTGAAGGAGGGGAGCGAGTGGAACGCGATGTGGGTCCTCAAGAAGTGGGTCGATATACCGCCGCGTCTGCAGTTCCAGGACTCCTTCACGGAACACGACTCCGAGCGCAAGAGCGGCCTGGACCAGTCAATCCGGGACGTGATCAGGGGGAACTGAGTTGGCCGAAGAGACATTCGACCTCTGCTCTGGCTTCCCATTCGTGCGCGTCTCGTCGCGTCCGGCAGCGTCGACGCCTGATGGATCGGCGATTGTTCGCTCGCGCGATCTCGACGAGCGTCAGCTTCGGATCTTTCGCGTGACCCAACGAAACGGACCGCGCGCCTATCTGGTTCGTCTCAAGGATCTCTGGCAGCGCGTTGGCTTCGGCGGCAGCCAAGCCATGAACTTCACCCCATCCAACGAGGACGAACTGGAAGTTCGGTTCCTTCCTGGCTCGCTGTCCTACTCGGTCAGGAGCGCAACCGAGGCCTCCTTCGACGTCGAACTCGAGGAGGTGCGCTGATGGCTCTCAAGCGGCTCCACACGCTCTTCGTTGCGATCGAGCTGCGCGAGGCGGCGAGCACGACCGGGACCTATCAGAACCAGACCGGCAAAATGCTGCCGATCGATCCGACGCTGGAGTTCGAGGTCGGACGCTACCAGCGCGTTGTCAACGGCAAGACGCTGACTGCGAAGGAGAGCCTAGGAGGCGTACAGACTGGACGTGTGAACTTCGGACTGGAGCTCACGGCCAGCGTTGGGCCGAATCAGTTCCAGGACACGATCAGATGCTGCGGGTTCGCCGATGAGCCGGTCAGTAAGCTAACGATCGGCGCTGTCAGCGGGGGTCCGTTTCGACACGGAGAGAGGATCGACCAAGCCTCTAGCGGGGCGTACGGCATCTGCGTCGGCGACGTGTGGGATGGGATGCCGCTGCTCTGGATTGCCCAGGCTTTCCAGTTTGGAAGCGGAACGTTCGACGCTAGCGGCTCCCTTGTTGGGGCCATGAGCGGCGCTAGCGCTACGCCTTCGGCGTACGTCGCATCTGGTGGTCGCGCTTGGTGGCCCTATTCATACAGGACCAGCATTCTGCAGTTCAATGGGTCCGGACTGCTCTCCGGAGTAACCGCCGGGCAGCAGATTCGTGGCGTTACCTCTCGCGCCGTCGGGACGGTGTTCTTCGACCAAACCGCAGGCGTTGGAGTCGACCATCAGGTGATGTTCGAGAGGAACTTCGGCCACTTCGCAGGAAACGAGGTCGTCGAGAACATCACGACTGGAAACTCCAACATTGGAACGACCCAGAACCCAGGATTCGAGATCGCGATCCGTGGAACCACGGCGTCCATTGGCTTGATCAAGGACGTCTTGCGCGAGCGCATCGATTGGGCTCGTGGAAACGTGAAGCTCCACGGAAAGATCGGTGAACCGGCGATCCTGGACTTTTCGTTCCTTGGCGCTTTGAGGGAGATCCAGGACGGCGGACTTCCGGTTCACCCAAACTACTCGGACATCATGGTCCCTCCGACTCTGCTCGGAACGGACTTCCTCGTCGGGCCTGCCAACTTGGGGCAGTCAAGCCTTCGACGCGGCTGCATTCGTGCCTTCTCTCTCGACATGGGCCACGACGTCCAGATCCAGGAGTGCATGGCGCTCACTGTGGACCACGGACCATTCTTCGGTCCTCCGCACGACTCGTTCACGCCGAAGGGCGTCGACATGGCGATCATCGTCTCGCGCAAGCCGACGATCATCATCGATCCGCTTCTCGAGCCCGAGAGCGCGTTCCCGTGGATGGACACCTACATGAACAACCGCGCTCTGCGGGCGCAGATGACGATCGGATCGACCCCTCCGAACAAGTTCTACATCTCCATGCCGAGCATGAGCGTCAGCTCCGCTCCGACCGGAGAATACAGCGGCATCTCGACGCGCAACATCACGCTGGAACTCGACGGAGGAGACGCCCGAGGCACTCGCTCTGACAACGAGATCGTGATCATCCAGGAGTTCTGATCTTGGCGTACGACTCGACGAGCGATCCTGTACTCGAGCGGATCATCTCGAACTTCGAGACGACCCTGCGCGGGATCCAGGGACCCCCAGCCTTCCACCACCGAGCAGTGGACGTCAAGCGCTTCTGCGGGAACCCCATGTTGTTCCCGAACTACCCCGCGATCGGATTCGTCCCAGGCGCCGTGCGGTTCAACGATCAGCGCCTAGCTCTGATCGAGTGCGTCCTGCCGATCACCGTCCAAGCGATGGTCAAGAGCCAGCGCTGGCAGCGAGACATCGTGACGTTCTGCACGGACATCCAGGTAGCCGTGCTCACGGATCATACGCGCGGGGGAGTGGCCGTAACGACACGTGGGGCGCTTACGGACATGCTCGACTCGGAGCCTTCTTCTCCTCTCGGCGGCGCGCAAATGGAGTTCGAGGTCGTCTACCGGACCCTCTACCACGACCCGGGTTCGCCCATCTAGCAGGAGAACAGAATGGCCCTCAAGCGACTGCATCAGGTGTTCATCGGTCAAGAGCCGACCGAGGCGACCCAGTTCGACAACTCGACGACGCCGCTGTCTCTGTTCGTTCCGGCGAAGGGCAGCTACCTCGTGATCGATCCGACGATCGAGTTCGATCTGCCGCGTTACAACCGGACGATCAACCGCTCGAGCTTGACGCAGCTCCAGGGGCTCTCGGGGATCCGGTCGGGCACGATGCGGTTCGGGCTGGAACTGACCGGCACCAACTCTGGGTTCACGGGAAACGCGCGCTCGACCGGCTTGGCGACGCCGCCGCAATTTGGTCTCCCGCTGCGCGGATGCGGGTTCCGCCAAGAGCCGCTGTACCGCTTTACGATCGGCGCGATCACTGGTGGCCCTTTCCGGCATGGCGAGATCGTGACGCAGACCGGGACCAGCGCAACCGCCACGGTGATCCAAGACACCTACACCGGCCAGACGTCGCTCTGGCTTGCTGCCGGCGAGTCGGCCTCCGGCTACGAGGATCTCGGCAACGGAACCGCATTCAGCCCGACGGGCGCCCTCACCGGCGGCACTTCGGGTGCGACCGCCACACCGACCGGCTTCCAAGTGACGCTCACCGGCGCCCAGACGGGCACGTTCGTTGTCGGCGAGACGATCACCCAGGCGACGAGTTCAGCGGCTGGAGTCGTGACTGCGGTCGATTCGACGAACAACCGCCTCTACGCGCGTCAGACCACGACCACCGCCTTCAACACCACGAACGTCGTCACGGGAGGTACTTCTTCCGCGACCGTGACGCCGACCGGATCCTCGAACTTCGCCGGATTCGGTTGGTGGCCGCAGAGCTTCGCGCTCTCCTACCTCCGAACTACGGCGGCGGGCGTCACGACCGCCATCGCCGAGGGAGACCTTCTCAAGAGCCGCACGTCGGGTGGAGTTCAGAACGGACTCTTCCAGGCCTACCGCGCCTACGCCGTGAATGCTGCGGCCACTTCGATTCGCGTCAAGCGCGTCAGCGGGCACTCCCTCGCGAACGACATCATCGACAACGTGACTCAGGACGTGAACGGGGTAGCAACTCTCGCGACCGGCGCGCAGGAAGCACAGCTCGAGATCCCCAGCCTCTCGCTCGGCATCGCCAAGGACAGCGTGCGCGAGTCGGTTCAGTTCGCTCGCGGTACGGTCTCGATGGCCGGAACGATCGGCGAGCCGATGATCCTGAACTTCGAGTTCAAGGGCGGCTTCGATCGCCTGACGGATCAGGGCAACGTCTCGGGTGTCACCTACTCTCAGACGGTTCCGCCGGTTCTGATCGACGCGGACCTTGCGGTTGGCCGCGCGAGCACGACCTACCCGCTCGAGTACGTGCCCTGCATCCGCACGATCGGCATCGCGATGAACAACACCATCGGATTCGTCGAGTGCATGGCGAACGCCTCTGGGATCGAGAACACCCAGATAACCGAGCGCAAGCCGACGACGAACATCGACCCCGATCTCCTGCCGGAGAGCGTCTTCCCCTGGATGGGCGACTTCCTGTCGAACACGTCCTTCCGCGCGCGCTTCAGCGTCGGCGCCGATCTCGGGAACAAGTTCTTCTTCACGATGCCGGCGGTCTCGACCACTGCGGCTCCGACCGGCGACCGCAACGGGATCTCCAACCGCCAGATCGCGGCCGAGCTCACCGGCGGCAGCCAGAACGTCAGTGCCATCAGCACCGAGAACGAACTGGTCATCATCGCTCAGTACGCCTGACATCGGCGCGGTCCGTTCCGCTCCGGTCATCCCCCCCACAGTCCCCCCACCAGAGAAGGACCGAGTTCTATGGCAAAGGCCTACGACCGCGCGTTCACGCGAAACTTCGTCACGTCGAGCGACCGGAAATGCCCTCCCGCCGAACAGAGCGTCTTCAAGCTGGCCTGGATGTCGATCTTCGACTACACGGCCGTCGAGGAGATGTTCGCCAACGCGAAGCCGACGGACAGCGGCTTTCCGAAGCTCTGCGAGATCGTTCGCCGGTGCCTGCGCGGCTGGACGAACTTCAAGTTCCCCGACGGCAGGGACGCGCCCTTCGTTCTCGGAGAGGACGGCCTGCCCACCCTCGAGACCGTGCAGCTCATCAATCCGCACGACCTCGTGGAGATCGCGACGGACTGCGACAAGCGGGAAACCGTCACGCCGGACGAAGTGGGAAAATCATAGCCGCCGTTCACGCGGCGGTTGGTTCCCAACCGGCGAAGTGCCCGGCCTGTCGTGAGCCAGCGCTTCGAACGCGCTTCGGCTGCGACAAGCCGGCCACCCTCCCCGTGTGGATCGGTACCTGCGAGTTCTGCCTCGGCAACGGCTGCGAGAAGTGCGAGAAGCAGGGCGAGCGAGTCCACTACCGCTGCCCTGCCTCCATGACGAACGAGGAGGGCCGTCGGGCGCTCGAGTACGCCTGTGCCATGGAGATGGGCTTCCTTCCGAGCGAGGGCTCGTACGGGAAGCAAGTTCACTCCGGAATGAACTGCATCAACCTCGTCCGGATGGAAAAGGCGAAGATCGAACGCGCGGCCATGGACAAGGCCGGGGCGGCGGGGAACTGACGTGGCCGACCAGAAGTACGAACTGCTGATCGTCATCCGGAGCGAGCTGGATCTCAGCGCGTTCCAGGAGGCCGTCCGCAAGGTTCGTGAGGAGATCGGCAAGTTTGACACGGCGGGGAGTTCCGCGTTCGGCCCGCAGAGCAAGACGGCGCAGGGCGCGCAGGCGCTCACGGGCATCCAGAGCACCCTCGCGAAGGCGTCGACGGCAACGGGTCAGGCGCTCAAACAAGAGGGGGCGCACACTGCAGAGCTCGCCGACGTTCTGCGTGTGCTGTCGACCGCAGCGCGTGGGGGGGCTGACGCGAAGCGCGCGTTCAACGCGGTCTCAAGCGCGCTGCCCGATACGACACTCAAGGAGATCGCAGCGTCGAAGACATTCCTCGACGTCCAGGCGAAGCTCGCAAGGGCCCTGGGCGTCACGGGAGAGTCGACCCAGCTCTTCCAAGCTGCGATCAAGGCGGTTCCCGGTGAGCTTGCGCAGTCGACAGCGGCGACTCGTATTTCCGCCGCCGCACATGCGGAGCTGGACAGGCGGGCGCGTGCGACATCCTCGACGCTCCTTGCGAACACGGGAATCTACAAGACCCTCCAGGCCGCTCAAGCCGAGACGACTAGGGCGACGGAAGCATTCGTTGCTGGCTCCAACCTTGTGCCGGCCGCTCTCGCGAGGGGCACTGCGGCCCAAGCGGCAGCAGCTCTCGCCTTCAAGCGCTACTCGGTTGCTTCGCGTGAGACCGAGACGGCGCTAAAGGCCTTCCGCTCGGCGCTCGGTGGACTCGACACCGACACAATCAAGAGCATTGGGAACGCGAAAGGCTACTCAGAGGTCGCTGGCCGGCTCGCCCTAGCTCTCGGCCTGAGTGGAGAGGCAACGCGCTCATTCGCTGGCAAAGCGAAGGATGCGGCCGGGCAGCTCGTCCAGTCGACGTTCGCGTCGAAGATCGCATCGATCGCGCAGTCCGAATACGAGAAGCGAACTCAGGGATCATCCGAGGCGACGAAGAAGTTCACGCTGGAGCAGAAGCTCGCGGCGCAGGCGAGCGCCCAAGCCGCGAACACGATCACCCGGAGCCTGATCACCACCGCAGCTACTGTTGGAAACCAGTTCCTGCGTCTCGGCGGGGTCACGTCGGGATTCGCCGGACAGACCCTCGGCAGAGAGCTTCTGACTGGAATCGGCGCATCGGTCCGAGGGCTGAACAGGCTCGGGACGGAAGTGGAGACCGCTGGAGGTCGACTGAAGAGGTTCTCGTCCTCAGCGCCGGAACTCGGCAAGGGGATCGAATCGATCAACGAGGAGGCGAACCAGGCCGCAGCCGGACTCGCCGCGATGGGTCTCTCCTCTGGCCCTGTGGTGGTCGGTATCGCCGCCGTCGGCGTCGCCGCGCTCGGAACGGCGGCGGCCATCAAGGGCCTCAGTTCGGCAGCACTCGCCGCATCCAAGGCTTTCGACGTCGTGGCTCTGCGCGCGCCGAAGGAATCGCTTGAGGAGCTTCGCGCACTCGTGTTCGAGATCTCCGGCAAGACCGGGATCGCGTTCGAGGAACTGGCGGACGCTCAAGGGCGTGCGCTCCTGAAAGTCGGTGGCGACGCGCAGAAGGCTTCGCAGCTCCTCAGGGTCGCTGCGGACACCGCGCTCGCGGCGTTCACCACACCGTCGCAGGCGGTCGAGGCTCTCGGCGACCAGCTCCGCAACTACGGACTGGAAATCGACAAGGTGAAGGACGTTTCGAACACGCTCCTGATCCTGCAGCGCGTCGCGAAGGAGGACTTCAACGCTCTCGCCGGGGCTCTTGGCGCCGCGACGCCAGTCGCCAAGGAGCTCGGCTTCGACATAAAGGAGCTCGCTTCGACGCAGGCGGGAATGGCCCTCGCCGGCCTGAATGCCACGCAGGCAATGTTCGGACTGCGCACCAATCTCGCCAATATGGCGAACCCGACGTCGGCGATCTCCAAGGAGATGCGTTTCCTCGGTGTGGACATGTCGACAGCCGCGAACAAGTCCCGCGGCCTGCGCGGCACGTTCATTGAGATGGATCAGGCGTTGCGCCGGACTGGGAGAAGCCTCGGCGAGTTCTTCGGGGAAAGCCGAAAGTCGGGACCTGTGTTCGCTATTCTCGGCACGGCTGGCGAGAAGTCAGTCGACGCGCTGAATGAGATGCGCTCGGGCGCTGACCAGACGAAGGGTGCGATCGATCGACTCAACACCCCGCTTCGCGACCTGCGCAATTCGCTGACGGACCTGCAGAACCTCGTCCCGAAGGTTGGCGACGCGTTCTTGACCTCGTTCTCTCCAGCGATCGTCGAGAGCATCGGCGTGGTCAAGGAACTCGCCTTCTATTTCGAACAGATCAAGAAGAAAGCCCCCGAGGCTGCGGAGGCCATCGCCGCGGCTGGCAACCAGGTTGTCTATCAGTTGCCGTATGTTGGAAAGCTGAAACGCGCCGCTGATCTTGCTGAGGAGAGCTTCAAGATCCTGCGCAAGGCGCTGCGCGCGACTGCGGACGACTTCGGACTCATCCCCAAGGCGGTGACGGGCCCGGTCGGTGACGTTCTGAAGGGGTTCGTTACCGCCTCCGTCGAAGCGTTCGCCGCCTTCTCGAGGCTCTCCGAGAAGATCCAGAAGACGCCCGGCTCTAACGTCCTGACCGACGTCTTCCGTGCAATGCCCCAGGTTGCAGTTGCCGCCGCAGCCGCAGCAGCCGAGGCCGTCGCTGGGATTCAGCGTTCGCTGGATCAGACAGCCGAACGCGCCACACGGACGATTCGTGGCGTGCTCAAGGACGCCGCGATCGACGAGACGGTGAAGACGCAGCTCGAGAAGCTGCGCACGAGCGGCGGGTCGGAGGCTCTGACCGCATTCAGAAACCTCGTCAACATCATCAAGGAGTCTGGGCAGGCCCAAGAGGTCGCGGCTGCGTTTGCCCGCACCTACCGGGAAGAGTCGGAGAAGACGACCGCTCAGCTCAGAGAGCAGACCGCGACGTTCGAAGACTTCACCGCGGCGCTGAAGAGTGCTGGCGCCGACACGACTGAAGTCGAGCGTGCCTTCGCTCGGCTCACCACCAAGGAGCATGAGCTGATCGCAGCCCAGGAGCTTGGTGAGCGCGTGACCGCTGGAAGGCGGACCGCCATCACTGCGCTGGCCTCCGAGTACGGCTTGGCCGTCGAGAAGTCGGCGCAGCTTCAGAACGAACTCCGCGGCGAGTACGAGGCCTACGCCAAGAGGAACGCGCTTCTCGATCTCGCTGGCAAGGCGACATCGGCGGCCACGCGGTCGGTTCAGCAACTGGTCGATGAGGAGCGGCTGGTCGCCAAGGCCATCGACGACACGCGCAGTTCCGTGCTCGACTTCCGCGAGGCGCAGCGCTCGACGCTCGAGAGCTTCGAAAGGCAGCTCGCGCGCGTGCGCGAGAAGACTCTCGCCCTGGCTGCGATCACCCCGGCTCTCGAGGCGATCGGCCTTCGTGGCTTCCGGCCGCTCATCAAGGATCTCGAGGAGACTGGGGACGAGTTCGAGAAGAACATCGTCGCGCCGCTGCGAACCTTCGAGGGTGGATTCGGCAAGGGGATCAAGGAGTTCTTCCGCGACCTGAGCGCTTCGAAGAGCGGCGAGGAGGCGGCGAGCGCCCTGGCCGACTCGTTCCGAGAAGCAAAGTCGGAGATCACCGCGCTAGGCCAAGCCGCCGGCAAGACCTTCGACGAACTCGAAGTCGGATTCGAGCGGCTCGGACCGGCGACGGAACTCGCCAAGGCGCAAGCGAACCTGAAGCGACTGAACGATCTGGTCGCGCTCGCAGCGAAGGACACCGCGAAGGCCAGCGCGGAGGTCATGCGCTTGGGCATCGGCGCCGCGGGCAGCCTCGCGAACATCTCTCTCCTCGCCGTCCTCAAGCACTCGCAGGACGTCGAGGCCGAACTGCGCCGAGTTGCGGATCTCGCCAAGAGCGTCGCCGATCAGAAGCTGACTGGATTCCAGGGCGGCTTCGATCAGGGGATCCGCGAGTTCCTCACTGCCTCCGCCAGCGCGTTCGACAAGGGGAAGGAGAAGTCGGAGGAGTTCACATCGTCCGTTCGGACGGCCGAGGACGCGCTCAAGTCCTTCGCCGAGTCCAACCGGACGTCGCTCGAGAACATCGAACTCGAACTGAGCAAGATCAACTTCCTCGCGGCGAAGGCAGGAGAGCAGTTCAGGGAGACGGGCGACGTCTCCTTCGACGAACTGCAGAAGCGCCTGGAGGCACTCGGGCTGCAGATCGAGAAGACCTTCGCGGCTCCTCGACGCGAGGGGTTCACCGCCGGCTTCAAGGACGAGATGGGCAAGTTCGTGAAGTCGGCGAAGGAGGGCTTCGAGATCGGCGCCGACGCAGCTCGCCAGTTCCAAGGCGCATCGGTCGACGCGATCAGCAACCTCATCATCTCGATCGGCAAGGGGAAGAACGCAATCAAGGACTTCGCGGTCGCCATGCTCCAGGCGATCCAGCAGATCCTGGCGAAGATCATCGCGTTCAGGATCGCGAGCGCGATCTTCGGGGCATTCCTTGGGGGCGGCGGTGCCGGCTCGGGCGGCGGGATCGACTTGGGGGATGGCGGAGGAGTCGGTGCGGGCTTGCCTCCCCGCGCGCAGGGCGGTCCGGTGCAGAAGCGGAAGCCCTACCTGATTGGCGAGAAGGGCCCCGAACTCTTCGTCCCCGAGCAGGACGGGCAGGTCGTGCCCTACGCGAAGACGATGATGGCCCTGGGCTCCGCGCCGGCCTCGGCCTTCCGTGCAGACCCCCGCAAGGGCTCTCGCGGGCTTCTGAGTCGGTTCTTCTCGAGCCGTGCTGCGGGAGGGTCGGAGGCGGCCGAGGACCCGCGAGGCGGCCCGTCCATCATCGCCACGAGCTCCCAGTCCGAAGACCTCCAGGGGGGTGTGGCGACCCGGCCGTCGGCCGCAGCCGGCGGCATTCTCTCGCGCGCGCTCGGCCGTGGACGCCAGCCGCGACCCTCGCCTCCGGCGAGCCTCGGATCCAGGTCGGCTGGCGGCGGTCTGTTGAGCCTGGCGGCGACCATCTCGCCCCGCGTCTCCCGCGCCGAGGAGTCGCCCGCGAACGTCCCGGCTGACGCTGCGATCCAGCGAGCGACCCGTGAGGGGACCGGCGCTGGGGTCTCGGGCGTGGGTGCCCGGCAGGAGCGTCAGCCGGGCGTTCTTTCCGCGATCCTGAGCTTCCTGCGGAGCATCGCATCGCCCTCCCCCGCCACTTCCGCGCGCGGGTTCGGCGTCAGCCTCGGGCTCGGGCTTGGCCCGGTCTCCGGCGCTCGAGCTGCTACCCCGGGGGGGCGTGGCGGCGTCGCGCTGGCTGATCAGGCCTTGGCCCGGGCTCGAGACTCTCTCGCCGCCGTCGGCTCGGGCGGGCTTGGGCCTGGAATTATTCCGACGCGCCGATCTCAGCCGAAGGACGAAATCCTTGTGCTGCCTAGGCTTACGAGCGTGGCTTCCGGGGTCGGAATAAATCCCAGAACCTCGGGGACGATTTATTCCGACGGGACCCAGGGTCCCCTTGGGCTCGGCTCCGGATCGGGCGTGTCCAGCACCGAGTCCATCCGCGGCGTGCGCGGCGGTCTGGCCAAAGACTGGACTTGGAGCAACGTGTCGGCCTACGCAACCGGAGGGATTGCGAAGGGCGCTGTCGCGGCGGTCCTTCGGACGTCTGACCTAGCGGCGCCCAAGGAGCGCGGGGGGGCTCCGCGGTTGCGCTTGGTGGTCGATCGCGGCGGAGAACGCTCGGAGGCTCCCAGAGCTGTTCGCGAGAGCGTCCTGAAGCTCTTGGGGCGCAGCCAGGAGCGCGGCGACGAAGGCGATGGCCTGGAGGGTCGAGCGCGCCGTGCCGCGCGCCGTGGTCCTGCAGCCGCCCCCGAGACGATCCAGGCCATGGCGAAGATCGCGGCAAGCGTCGCGGTCGCGATCCTTCCGGTCGCCGCGGCGGCCTTCCCGGTCCGCGTGGCCTCTGCCGCCCCCGCCAGCGCCTCGACGACCGTCGGCCCGTCCCGGGGGGATGCCCGCTCGAATGCGGTCGACCGAATCGGCCGGGCCATCGCGCGCGCGCGCCAGTTCGCAGACGGCGGCGCACCGAACCTCCCAGCCCGAGTCGCACCGCCCGGATCGTCCGGTCCAGGCCTACGCCGAAGGCGGCGTCGCGCAGGGTGGGATTCAGGCCGTCACCCATCTCCCTGCCCTCGTCGAACTGGCTCTTGGAGGACAGGCCCGGGGGGCGCTGCCAGCCACGGCCCAGGCACGGCAGGCCGCCTCCGGCGGGCCCGCCACTACCGCCTTCGAGGGACCCACCCAGCCGCGACAGGAATCCGCCCTTGCGCGTTCGATCCGGTCGATCACGTCCCCTCTTGCCCGTGCCAGCGGCGCCGCCAGCCGCATCCTGCGGTCCTTCGCGGGGGCGTCTACCGGACCTCGGCCTTCCGCTGCCGGCCCCCTCGAACAGAAGCGCCAGACCCAGCCGGCGCGTGGCGCGGCGGCTTCCGACCGCACCGGGGTCCTGAAGCTGCTGGCGGACGCCACCGCGACCGCCGCCCAGGCCGCCCCTACGCTCTCCGGTCGCGTCCGCGAGGCCAGGACGGCAACCGCCGCTTCCCGGCCCGCAGCCCGTCCCAGCGCCACCAGGGGCGCTCAGGTGCTTCAGGAGGCCGCGGACGCGAGGAGAGACCCCGAGATCGTCCGCTCCGTCAGGCAGCTTGCCTCGCCGCTGGCGAGCTTCCTGCGGTCAGTTCCGATCCTCGGTCGGAGCTCGACCCTCCCCTCGGCGCGGCCGGCGGACCGCGACCTTCCCACTCCCCGGGAGATCGGGATGGAGCTTGCCCGGACCGAGCCCGGCGCTCGCGCCCGCTCGAGCTTCGACAGGAGCATCCCGGGTGTCGGGTACAGCCCGCTCCGCTCGAGCCGGATGGACGGACCAGAGTTCCTCGGGAAGGCCGGGGCTGCCCTGCAGAAGTGGGCCTCCACCCTGCGACAGATGTCGGTGCGGGAGTTCGCCATGGGCGGCGTCGCTACCACCCCCTCGATGGCGATCTTCGCCGAGCGTCCCGGGATGGCCGAGGCGTTCGTCCCCCTGCCCGGCCCGAACCGTGGGATCCCGGTGGAGTTCAAGAACGGCGGCGGCGTCGGCCGGACCCTGAACGTGACGGTGCATCTGGCAAGCTACTCCCTTGATCCGCGGACCCACGCTGAGATGCTCCGGGGTCAAGTGCCCGAGATCGCGAAGGCCGTCGCAGTGGCGATCGAGAACCAGATCGACCGCTCCCTGATCACATCCATCCGCGGCAGGTGAACGTGTGGGCGTCTACCCCAAGGACGACACCTTCCAGGAGTTCGCGACCCACTACGGCGAGCGGCTAGCCTCCTACATCCGGCACCGCCCCTGGGCGACGGACAACGACACGACGACGACGGGCTACGACATCGCGAACACCGTCGGTGATCCCCACGGCGGCTACTCGACGTCCTACCGCGTGGTGTCGTTCAAGTCGCAGAGCGACACCGGCGCGACCGCCTCGATGGGCGCCGTCCTTTGGCGCCAGGCCTACCTCACCGACTGCAAGGCGAGCCTGACCTTCCGCTCACTCCTCGTGTCGGGGACGCAGCACCCGACGGCGATCTACTACGACTTCCGGTTCGCGGCTGTCTGCGTACGTCGACACCACCGGCCAGCAGTCGATCTACGACACGAACGGCTACTGGATGGTTCTCGCAAACAACCCAGCGCTCGGCGGCAACCAGAAGTGGAAGTGGCTGCTGCTTCGCGTCAACTCCGGGAACATCACGGTTCTCGCCACGAAGGACGCGTTCGGCGCAGTTAGCCAGACCTTCAACGGAGCGCACCAGATTCAGTTGGAGGCAACGAACGTTTCTGGAGATGTACTGCTCCAGGGGTACTACGACGGCGCAACCGTCTTTGCCGCCGCCGGGCACTTGGACGACCAGCCTGGAAGGATCACAACGGCGGGGCGCTGCGGATTCGGGATGTGCCGAGACATGCAGCTCACGAGCCCGACCCGCGGAGTTGCGACGATCGCCTCCCGCTTCTCCATCTTCGACATCAGCACGGGCACTCAGCTTCTCTCCGACGACTTCACTCGCCAGACGGTCGCCTGCAATCCCCTCGTCACTGACGGCAACGGCGTTTCAGGCAAGGTGATGATGTCGATGTGGACCCTCGACATTCATGGACCGACGGCCTGGACTGGCGGCAGCACGCAGTACCGCGATCCGAGCCTGAACCGGATCGACGTGCGCGGGGGCACCTTCAACTTCTCGCAGATCCCTTCGGCAAATCCGTATACGCAGGCGCGCTCTGTCGTCTTCCGCAAGACCGCGAACGAAACCGGCCTTGTTTCCACCGGAGTCATGCTGCGCTCGAACTTCTTGAGCGCTGGCGGCCTGCAGAACGGATACATCTTCCGAATCGACTATGTGAACACGGCCTGGTACGCGAGGCTTGCGCGGTACAACTCGAGCGTGGAGACAGTGCTCGCCGTCGCGGACGTGTCCACCGGGTACGGCCTAGCCTTGGGCGTCGACTACACGTTGCTCGGCTCGGTTCGCAGCAGCGGAGCGGTGGAGTCGACCGGGACGCCGCTTCTCGTGATGACGATCAATGGGACTGCCGTCGCCGGCTGGGGTTTCCTTGCCCCGGGAGTGACGACGAACTTCTCCCAGGTCTTCGACGGCAGCCCGTCGGCAATTCTGCAGGGAAGCGCGCAGGGCATCTACCTTGTCCCTCCGACAGGCTCGAACCGCGTCTACTACAAGCTCTGGACCGACGAGGTGCCTCCGGATGTTGGCGGTGGAGATGGAGAGGACGAGCCGTCGATCTTCCTGGGATCGGAATGCGAGGGGAAGGTCGGCGCATTCACCCTTCCAATCGCGGTCGATTTCGAGGTCGAGATCGACAGCCGCGTCGTGGCGCAGCGCTACGAAACAGGACACGTCACGCGGGTTCTGTTCGACCGAGTGACCAGGCGGCGCTGGCGGGTGAACCTCGGCGATAAGCGCAACGCCTTCCTGGAGACGTTCTGGGACTTCTGGGACGCGCATGGAAAGTCCATCCCGTTCGACTTCACCGATCCCGAGACCGGCGAGGTGGTTTGCGCGCACTTCCTGGAGGATCGGCAGACGACCGAGCGGCTCGCCCCTGGCGTGGGGGTCTTCACCTGCGTCATCGAGCAACTCTTCGACAACGCCACCTTCGAGTCGGTCGTTGACGAAGGAACAGGAGAGGTCGGGCCCGGCCAAGTCCCCGGCGTCACGGTGTCTCTCGTCCCACAGCCGGGCATGATCGAACTCATCGGCTACCCGGTCACGCTGAACATCCTCACCCCCGGCTCAGGCGAAATCCTGTTGACCGGCTTCGCGCCGTTGCTGACGGTAAAGCTCTTCCCTGGCTCTGGCAGCCTGACACTGACCGGCTACGCACCGACGATATGAAAGACGTACGCAACACCATTCTCGAGGCCGCAACCAAGCAGCTCGCCGGCGAGTGGCCTTTCTTCTGGCTAATCGCCGTACGAATCCCGAGCGAACCGCCGACTTGGTTCCGAGCCACGAACTTCCGCGTGGCCGTAGAGAGAGGCACCGATAACGCGGGCCACCCGATCATCTTCTACCCGTTCCCGGTGGCGTTCGGAGAGCTGCTCGAGGACGTCCAGGCGAACCTGTCTGACGTCACGATCAACGTTGCGAACTGCACTCGCGAGATCGGGAACCTGATCGACACCTACGACGGCTTGGCCGATCAGCCGGTCATTCTCACGCTGGTTCACTCGCAGGGAATCAGCGATCCGAACGCTGGCCGAGAGTTCCGAGGTGAGGTGCTCCGCTGCCACGTCACTGACGAGGTGGCGACGTTCAGCGTCTCGGCGACTATCCTCGCCAGGGAGAACTTCCCGAAGAATCGACTGAACGCGAAGACGTGCGGACGGATCTTCGGAGACGAGGGATGCGGCTACGTTATCCCGGCTTCACCTGGAGAAACGGTCGGAACCGGATTCAGCACCTGCAACCGCGAACTCGAGAACTGCGAGGAGCGAGGTGCAGACGAAGCGGCGAGGAGCCTGACCGTACTCCATCCCCTCCGGTTCGACGCATGCCCTGGCCTGCAGAGTGGATCCCGCTGATGGTCTTCGTTGGCGATCTTCTTGAGCAACCCCACGAACCTCTGCGTTGCCTGGGGTTCGTGCTCCTCGCGCTCAAGCGCATCTTCCCCGACTTCGCCCCAGGCGAGATTCCATCGACATCGGAGGAGGCCCGCGCGTGGCTCTCTTCGCCTCCCGCTGCGCGATGGGTTGAGATCGGTAGGAACGCATTCAAGGCCACGAAGCTGGGCGACGTTCTTTACGGAGAAGACGGAAGCCAGGACGGGGCGTATGTCGCGGTGCTCGTCGATCCGAACGGTGGCGGGTTTCTGACTTCAGACTCAACGCGAGGCCCTCACATTCGCACTCGCAGGCAGCTCAAGGGCGTGCTGAGCGTCCAACGGAGAGTCGCGTGAAGGTCCACAGCAGCGTCTGGAAGGCGTGGTTCTCTCCGGCCGGCAAGTCGATGGTCGACGTCGAATGGCGCGAAGACATGACCCTGAGAGAGTTCGTGCCCGAGCACATGCGCGACTTGGAAGGCTTGCGCGTCTTGGTGAACGGCTGGCCGTCTGAAAACCTCGATTTCCGGCCATCGCCGGGCGACTTCGTTGACGTCGCGGTAATGCCTGGCGGAACACTCCCCCTTGGCTGGGCCATCGTCGTTGGCACCGCAGGCAGCTTCGTCCTGAACAAGATCATCGCCTGGATCATCGGCGCCCCCAAGGGCCCGAAGGAGCGAGGTGACGAGAAGTCTCCGACGTCGGCTTGGTCCGGCGTTCAGAACATCCGAACGGAGGGCCAGCCGAAGAAGGTTGTCTACGGCCGATTCCGCGTCGCGCCGACGAACATCGACGAGTTCGTAGTCACGACCCCGAGCCCGCCGACCTCAACGCTCTACACGCTCGGCTCCATCGGAGAGGGCCCAGTCAACCGAATCGGAGATCAGGCTGAGGACAATAACGTTGGGACGCCGCTCTCCAGCGACGATCCTGACAATCCGATCCCCAAGACGATCCAGGTCAACGGCAACAGCCTCGAGAGCTTTCGTGGAGTCGAAGCCCACGTCCGCATGGGGAGTCTTGACCAAGAGCCAATACCCGGATTCGAACTGATCGTCACGGACTACGAGGTCGGCGCGACACTGAAGCAAGAAGAGTCGGCCGCTGGCAACGCGACGCTCACTCTGAACCCCGACTTGGACTTGGTGAGCTTCCCGTACTTCTCCGATGATCCGGAGCCGCAGGCGCTATGGGATGCGTACGGGTTCGGATACGACCTCCGGCAGAAGGCGGACAGGTTCACGTGCCTCGTGGAGTTTCCTTCGGGCCTCGCTCGGGTCGACTCAAGCGGCAACCTCGTGAACGCCGGGTTCCAGTGCGTGATGCGTTACATCGAGCTCGACGACCAGGGCGACCCGATCGAGGTTGGCGGCGACAACGGCGATGGCTACGTGTACGTGCGCCCCGAGGACATGCAGATCGCTCGGACGCAGAATGCGTTCGGGCGCGAGTACTCAGCGACGTTCCAAGATCCCGCCAGCTACGTTCCGGGCTCGGTAGGTCGCGCGCTGCTGTTCGATGGAGTCACGGGCTATGCGACGACTGATCTCGGCGCGAACGACAGCATCCTTCAGATGCCAGCAAGCTGGGCGGCTGGACAGAACCCTACCGGCGCAACTTTCATGGGCTGGTGTCAGTTCGATTTCCTTGGCGCAACCGGCGGCTCTAACTTCCGCCCCATCTTCGAGATCAGCGGCATCAGCAATCGCGGGATCGCGCTCATGCTCGAGCGCGTGCCGCATGGCGATCAGCCGGTCTACAGGTGGTTGCCGACCGTGTACATCGGCACGGGCAGCTCAACTGAGGTCTACCAGAGCGTCTCGTCGAATCCGACGCACTACATCCCCTTCGGCAACCCGACGAGTTGGCATCACTTGGCGGTCACGTACAACTACGCGAACGGCATCTCGCGAATCACATGCTACCTCAACGGCCTTCAGATTTTCGTCTTCCAGTCGTCGGGTTCGTCGACGCGGTGGTTCGCGAGCGGCCGAGCCTACGAAATGGGCCGGTCGCGAATGTTCGAGGCAGGCCAGTACTCAGCCATGAGAGTCGACGAGTGGAAGATCCGTGATCGCGAACTGACAGCCAGCGAGATCGGGGTCGAGTACTCCGGAGGGACCGGAACGTACGGCGTCCACGTCGATGGACACATCGCCGGCTGGCACTTCGACGACAGTACGTCCTCGACCAACATGGAGGACTACGGCCACTACAACGGAATCTCCAGCCCGAACGACCTTCGACTTCCGAACAGCGGAGCGGTCACGGGTTCGCAGGGATCGGGCCGCGTCTCCTCGCCCGGATCGGGCCCGATCAAGCGATCACGCTACCGCGTCGAGATGCTGCGGCTCAACTACATGAGCAGTTCCGAGTTCACCCAGGACGACAGCGTCTGGAGCGTCGTGCAGGGCAAGGTCTCTGCACAACTCGCCTACCCGAACCAAGCCCTGCTCGCGACGAAGATCAAGGCCAACGATCAGCTCAGTGGCGGGCGGCCCACGACGACGGTCCTCGTCGAGGGAATGCTCTGTCCCGTCTGGGACGGGAACTCGACGACGAATCCGCACATCACCTATCAGTGGACCAGGAACCCGGCTTGGATCTGCCTCGACATCGCTACGAACAAGCGATACGGCGGCGGCGGAACCTACGACTTCTTCACCGTCGACCTAGCCTCAGTCAAGGACTGGGCTGACTACTGCGACGAACTGGTCTACGACAACCGCGGCAACCGCCAGCAGATCGACGAGTCGGGATCCGAGGCGATCTACGACCTGCGCTACGACTCGACGCTCTTCGATGGTTACGGCGGGATCGAGATCCAGTTCCGGACTTCCCCCACGGTCGCCGTGCCGCCTCGGCGCTGGGTCGTCGGCCGGCACGTTGGATTCAGCGGCATTCCGCCGCCGGCCGGCGCCTACGACGTGGACATCAACTCCACGAACATCCCGGGCTTCGAGATCGGAGCGGTGACGTACTCTGGTGGGTGGACGGTCACTGTCAAGTACGATACCGCGACGTACGGCATTCCCTGGACCAACGGCCAGCAGCTTTCGGTTGTTCTTGCCGCAACGCTCACAGGCGAGGTGTTTGGGTGTGAGCCCCGCTTCGAGTACTCCTGGGTCCACGACACGTTCAAGGGCTTCTGGGACACGCTCGTCGACGTGGCGGCAACTGCTCGAGCCGCACCGATTCCTGACGGGCGGATCCTTCGCTTCAAGGTCGAGAGGCCCCGCACGGCGGTCAGCTTGATCGGCAAGGGGCAGATCATTCCGCGATCGTTCGAGATCGACTACGCAGGCTCTGCAAAGCGCGCGAACTCGATCACCGCCGACTACTGGGACGAGGACCAGAACTACGACCGCGTGAACGTTCCGATGGACGACCCGGAGCTCGACCCGGCCACGCTGGAAGAGGACATCGTTCGCCAGTCGATCACCGTCGAGGGCATCACGCGCCGTTCGCAGATGAAGCGGCACATCTTCTGGATGCTGCTCGTCAACCGAATGCTGCGGCGAAGCGGCAAGTTCCGCACGGGCCTGGAGGCCCTGACCTACGAGGCCGGCGACGTCGTTCAGCTCGCTCACGACATCGTGCCCTGGGGCGAATCCGGCCGACTGCTTGCTTCGAGCACGACAACCTCGGTGCGGCTCGACAGGACCGTGACTCTCCTTCCGAGCACGACCTACTACCTGAAGGTTCGGGGCCAACGCCAGGTCGCAGCCGCCGACGGCACGATCACTGACCAGCAGAGCACCGTGCAGGTCACGCAGGCCGCCGGCACCTATTCGGCCGACGATCCGATCACCATCAACACGCTCGGCTTCGTGCCGGCAAAGGACGATCCATACGTCCTGTACACCGAGGCCCAGATCCGCCTTGTGCAGATCGCGAAGATCTCGCTGGCTGAGGGACTCGAGCGCTCCGTGGAGTGGGTCGAGTACCGCGCCGAGGTGTACGACTGCGACGTGCTGCCGGAGGATCTGACGGTCTGACCGAGACGAGGGGTCAATTCTCTGTGGGGCGCTCCTCCTATAGCGCGAATCCCGACCCCTAGCCTCGCAGCGTCAGAGCGCCGCAGATGCGGCAGAAGGACGCTGCCCGTGGCCGCAGGAACCTGGACGAGCCTTCCCACAACGCGCACGAACCTCGTGAACGGCACATTCGACCTGGACACCCAGTCGTTCAGCGTTGCGCTCTACACGTCGAGCTGGACGCCCACCGACACGTACTCGACGACGAACGAACTCCCGACGGCGAACGGCTACACGCGGCCTGGCTTCAGCCTCGGCGTTCTCTCCCTCAGCGGGACGAGCACGGTCACGGTCGACGATCCGGTGGATCCGAACTGGACGGCCTCCGGCGGCAGCCTCACCGCTCGCTACGCCGCGCTGCACAACGGCACCAACGTCCTGTGCTACCTGGTCCTCGACACGACTGCCGGAGGCACCGACGTCACCGTCACCGACGGAAACCAGCTCCAACTGACGCTGCACGCCAACGGCTTCTTCCAGATGGCCGGCACGTTCTGACGCTCCCCATGCGATGTCGATCGATGTCAAGCTGGCCACTGGCACGACCCAGACGTCAGGAACCCCCTGGACGTCGGGCAACACGGCTGACATCACCTGGGGCTCTGGCGCCGGAACTCCGTTTGCCGTCCTGATCGTCGTCTCCTGGGTCGCGTCCGTCAATCTCGTATGGCTGGACAGACCTGACGAATCAGCGGGTGAACGCCTATGGGGTGGAGCGGCGCGTAGCTCCGCTTGGCGAGCGCGGGTGGACCTTCTATTCCCGCAACGGAATGATCGCGATGAACGCTCAGGCGGCATCGAGTGTCGGCCTAGCCTCGCTCAACAGCACGATCACGGACGGCATCCGTCTGGATATCGACGAGACCTTCGACAAGTCGTACCTCTACGGAGCGCTTGGGTTCTTCGGTTCCGGCGGTCTCGCTCTGGCTGGCGACATGGGCAGCATCGGCCCGACCTTCTCCCAGAACGTGACGTCCATGAGCGGTCGTCCCAACCTCGTCTTCTGCTTCGGCCAAGCGGCCTACAGCTCGTCGCCGACGTGGCAGAACGGTGCCCTATCGTCCGTCGGGTGGGCAGTCGACGGCATCTCAGGCATTCAGAACTGCGGCTGTTTCTGGTGGAACAAGCAGGCCGCGAATCCGACTGAGGTGGCGGCTCGTTCATCAGCGACCTACTGCACGGCCAAGCTGAACTCAGGATCGACTGGCCTCGGACAGGGATACATCTCCGCGTTCCTGTCGAACGGCTTCACGGTCCGGAACGCAGATTTGGATGTCCTCATTCCGGGCATCGGATACCTCGCTCTTGGCTTGCCGAATGTCGCACTCTGGGCCGGGCACATCACCACCCCAGCCACCAACGGGGCGGCATCCTTCACGAATCTTGGTCGACGACCGCAAGCCTGGATCGTGGGGCAGAACCTAGTCACCTCCGCTGACACGACCGACACCGGGGACACGTCGAGCTGCATGGGAATCGGGATGGCGGCGGGCAGAGGCACGGTCACGTCCTACTCGGCCGCCGTTCGCGAACGGGACAAGGTGACGACCTACGAAGCCGGAGCGGTTGCCTCTGCCAACATCGCGCACCTTTACAACGCGAATGGCGCCGACGGCATTCTTGCCAGCAGCGCCTCTATGGATGCTTCTGGCGTCTCCGCGAACTTCACGGAGACCATTATCGACAACACGTTGTGGCCGTCGCTGATGATTGGCGATGGACGCAGCCTGGTCGTCCCTAAACGCCGCGCCCACAAGCCCCTGATCGGAAGGTAGTCCAATGCCCAGGCTGTACAGCGTTCCCATCGACAACGTAACCCTCTCGGCTACGAGCGATCTGGCACAGCTCAATCCGGCCTCGAACAAGCCGATCCGCTTCGCCGGGCTTTTCCTTTGGCAGACGACCGACGTGGGGGATGCTCAGGAAGAATGGCTGAGGTTTACAGTCATTCGCCGGACAGGAACAACCTCAAACGGAACCGGCGGAACTAGCGTCACCCCCCAGCCCATTGGCGCCACCGGCCAATCCGCAGGGTTCACGGTCAACCGCAGCATCGCGAGCGCGAGCCAGGGGTCAGGCACAGACACAGTGGTCATGCCGTTGGCGATGAACATTCGGGCGGGCATCGAGCTTCTTCTTCCGCCCGAGCTGCGGCCCGACTTCATCCACGGGGACACGACGCTCGAGGCCGGCATGATCATTCGCGTGCCTGTCGCTCCGAACAGCAGCATCAGCCTCTCGGGCTTCATCGCGATCGAGGAAGAGGGCTAGCCGTTGGCCTACTCGCGAGTCAGCGCTCGCGGGGTTTACCGCCGCCCCTGGTTTCGCGCCGCCAGGCGTCCGTTCAGGCGCTGGCCGCTCGGGCGCGCGTTCACGACGACGAACCTGACCCCGGGCTCGGGCTCACTGACGTTCACCGGATTCGCGCCGACCGTCACGAAGAAGTACTTCCCCGCGTCGGGGTCCCTTGACCTGACAGGCTTGGCTCCCCTCCTCTCCAAGAGGTACTTCCCTTCTTCGGGCGCGCTCGACCTGAACGGCTTCGCGCCGGTCGTGCAGCTTGGATCTGACGGGCTACGCGCCGCTCCTGTCGATCCATCTCAATCCGGGCTCTGGGTCTCTTCTGCTCTCCGGCTTCGCCCCGAGCCTCTCCACGCGCTTGCTTCCGGGCTCGGGAGATCTTGCTCTCACAGGCTTCAGTCCTTCGCTGCGCACCGCAGCGTTCCCCGGATCGGGCAGTCTCACGCTCACCGGGTACGCACCGACGCTCAGCTTCCGAACCATTCTGCTGCCCGGCAGCGGATCTCTCGATCTGACGGGACAGTCCATCAGCCTGAAGACGACAGCATTTCCAGGCTCCGGTTCACTGGCCCTCAACGGCTTCGCGCCTACTGTTCGGCAGTCGATCTTCCCGCAGTCGGGCAGCCTAGAGCTCACGGGCTTCGCTCCATCGCTCCTCTTCCGCACGATCCTTCTTCCTGGCAGCGGATCGCTGACGCTCTCCGGCCAACCGATCACGCTGCGAACGGCAGTCTTCCCTGGATCCGGTCTGCTCGAGCTGACGGGCTTCGCCCCAGACCTGAGCATCTCGGCCAATGGGAACCTCCACCCCGGCAGCGGTTCACTGCTGCTGACTGGCTATGCGCCGAGCCTGAAGACGGTTCTCTTCCCGCAAGCCGGGGCGCTGCAGCTCAACGGGTTCGCTCCCACGCTTCGCCAGGCGGTGTTTCCGGTGGCTGGCTCTCTCCTGCTCACCGGGCAGGGCGCCTCGCTTCGCACATCGCTGCTCCCCGGCTCGGGCTCGATCGTGCTCACTGGGTTCGCTCCCGGCCTGCGGACGGGGCTTCTCCCTGGCTCTGGCTCGCTCATCCTGACGGGGTTTGCGCCAACGCTCTCGTCGGGAGGCGACGTCATCCTGCTCCCTGGATCCGGACTCATCATCCTCACCGGCTTCGCCCCCAGCATTGGAACTGGCGGCGAGATCATTCTGGTCGGACAGGCCATGATTCGACGTGGACCTCGAGGAAGATCGAACGTGAGACGAGAAAGTTCTGGAATCGGCAACATCGATCATGCAAGCCTCGGAGTCGCAAGGAGAAAGAACTGATGGTCGACACGATCCACTCGGGCAGCGTCGGAACTCGCCACCAGATCGCCTTGGTTGAAAACGGTGCACCGCTTCCGCTCGGCGGCAAGACAATGACGGTGTACTTCCAGAAGCCAGACGAGTCCAAGTTCAACCGGGCCGGTGTCGCCTATGGAGACCCCGCCGACGGCATCGTCGAGTACGTGAGCGTCGCGCTCGAGTTCGACATGGTTGGATCCTGGAAGAAGCAAGCGAAGGTCGTCGATGGCAGCAGCCAGTGGTTCAGCGACTGGATCGACTTCGAGGTGCTCCCGAACCTGACATGATCCCTCCGCCCACAACGCTTGAGCCCTGGATGGATTCGGTCCTTTCGATCGCGTCCAGGAAGGCCTGTCCGAGCCGCGAGGGCTTCTTAACGCGCGCCGATCTCTACCAGGAGGGCTGGCTCGTGCTCGGGAAGATCATCAAGTACTTCTCGCCGAAGCGCGGACTGACGCTCGAGAAGTACGTGCTCGTGATGCTGTTACGACACCTGCGGTGGTTCCTCATGCAGGAGGGCGAGAAGCGAAAGCCGCAACGACTGCCGGAAGAGTTCGAAGCCGTGGCTCCCCCAGTGCGCAGCGAGCTCGAGGACGACCGTGAGGGGACGGAAGCTCTGCGCGTGCTCTCAAGGGGCCTTCCTGACAACAGCCAAGAACTCTTCCGGCTTCGTTTCATGGAGGGCCTGGGGCAGAAGGAGATCGCCCAGAGGCTTGGGGTCAACAAGGTGATGGTCGCGAAGAGATTCGTGCGCTACCGACCCACGCTCAAGGCGAACGCACGGCGGCTAATAGGAGCGGGGTGATTCGAAAGCTCGCACCATGATCCTCTCTCAAGTCCAGCAGAGCATTCTGAGCGAGCAGACGCTCGTCACCCTCGGCACTGCGTTCGCCGTCCTCGCGCCAATCTCTGCGGGCGCGGCGTTTGCCGGCCGCTGGCTCTTCCGACGATTCGAGAGGATCGACTCGAAGCTCACACTTCTGCGCAACGGCATGCGCCGGCTACATCACGAGAGCGCCGAAACGTGGTGTGCTCACATGATGGAGAACTGGGCGGTGAAGCTGAAGGCGCACAACCCAACCCTGGACGTTCCCGAAGTCAACGCGGCAGAGCTGATCGCTAGGGCTCGACAAGAGCAGATGCCAGAAGAAGAGGATCCGTGGTACGAAGACTGAACTTGCCGATCGTGACGCTCTGGGCATTCAGCGCGCTATGCGTGCTCGTGGCGTTCTTCGCGTTCAGGGAGCGCTCCGGCGTACTCAAGAGGCTGAACGAGAGCCAGCTTGAATCGACGAGCCGCAAGGCGATGGAGCTCGTGAACGAGTGGAACCGTGGCGTTGCCATGCCCAGGATCGACGACATCATCGAGGGCAGAGACCCGATCCGCCCAATGGAGAAGGACGGCGGCCCCTGTCCGATCGTCGGGGAGTGTGCGACAGTCCGGTTCGAGTGGGAAAGTGGTCCGGTTGACGTGGGAATTGACCGATTGGGGGATGGAAGCGAGCCGTTCATTGACAGGGCGGTATCCGGGTACAAGTATCTATCCGGTTCGGTCCCCCCCACGTCCCGACGGTAGGTGAGGTATGGCTCCGAATCCGATTGGCTCTCAGCAGCCGCCCCCCAAGGTCAAGCTCTCCTGGTGCCACAACGGCACGCCGAAGACGAAGGTCTTCACGCGCGGAGAGAACGATCCGAACGAGACGACCGAAGCGTTCATCGATCGCGTTGGCGACGAGGCGAAGGCCGCCCTGATCGCCGAGACACCCACCGGGGACTGTGACCCGGCCTTCCCGGCCTAGCCGGAGAAAGTAGATGCCCAAATGACCCCCTCCCATTCAGAATCCGTCCAGCCGGAACGTTGGCACCGTCGCGCGATCAACTACGTCGGATCCTCGGCTAGGTCGCTCACCTTCGCCGGCATCGTTCTGGCTTGGATGCTGTACGCGAGCTTCGATTGGTTCTGCACCGACGGGATCAGCCGCATCATCAAGTTCCTCGCGGCATTCCAGGGTGCCTACCTCGCCGCGAAGAGCTGAAACCATGCTTCTCGCCCTCGCAGCCACGGCGCTCTCCATTGTCGGGACACCGCGATGGGACATCACCGTCTCGAAGACCGGCAACCTGCCGGCCAGTCATATCGACGTCGTGCTGAAGAACAATACGCGCAAGCCGATGGTCTGGCAGCTCGCGCGCATCCCGCCCTGGAGCGTCTGCGCGTTTCCGCGCCCCGAAGCTGGCCAGCAGTTCACGGGCTCGATTCCTCCGTTCGCGACGGCGACCGTGCGGATCGACCTCATCTACCTGCCGGTCGCGTATCGGCCAGGAACGACGTACGTCGACGAGATCGCGTTCTATGCCCTTGGATCCAGCGAGAAGGAAGTCAGCGTGCCGTGCAGCATGCGGGTGAATCCGTGAGCCACATGACCCAGAGCAGTCGCAAGTACCTTCTCCTCCTGATCGCCGCCGTCGTGGTGATTGCAGCCATGACGTGCGTTGGGTGCGAGACCCCGCAGGGCCGACGCCTCATGCGCGGCACGCACCTGAACGCATGGACCTACAACGGATCCAGCGATTCGTTCCGGGACAAGAACGACGCGGACGTAGATGGCTGGGCATTCGGCGTCACCTTCGACCTGGCCGCACTCGTGCCGGAGGATCCGATCCCGGTCTACGTGGCCGTGCCAGCGCCAACGCCATGCGATCCAGACCTGCCCCCCGTCGACGACCGCGTGGTCGCGCCGAAGTGAAGAAGCCTCGGCCGCATAGCGTCGTCCTCTACTTCATCGTACTCGTCTTGTGCGGGTGCGTGTGGCTCAAGAACGTTGGGCGCGTGATGCGCGACGCAGCCCTGCCAGGCGCAGGGGCGTGCCTCGGCTACCTCCTCACGGGCCCACTTGGCGGCGTTGCCGTTCTTGGCGGCGTCTTCGCCGGCGCCGCTATGGGCGACATGCTGCAACAGAACGCCTCCCTGGCCTCCGGTGAGACCCTCACCGACGACATGCTGAAGAAGCAGATGGAGGCGTGGAAGACAAAAGCCTTCATCGCCTCCGTCGAGGCCGAGGACGCCAAGAAGGATCTGTCACTGGCAGCAAGGGCCTATGACGCCTTCAGGTCGGCCGTGCTCCGCGCTGCCTGGGCGATCGTTGCGGTCCTGCTGGCGTGGCATCACTGGAAAAACCGCGCGCACTGGGCTGAGCTCGGCTACTGGCGCGGCGTCTGGTGGCGAGGAGTCGTCGGAAGGAAGCTGCCGAAGTCAGGTTGAGCAGGGCGGTTCGATCGCCGCGTCTTCCTGCTCCTCCGTCATCACTTCCTTCGCGCCGCTCTTCAGGTGGAGGTGCTGGACCCGGGCGCGGCGGAGAATCTCGTGAATAGACCGGAAGTCGGCGTCGCTCTCTAAGGACCCAGCGGCACCGCCCGGATCATCCGTTCCGATCGACACACCCCACGCGAATGCGGTGATCGAAAGGTCCCAGTCGTCTACGCGCTCGTAGCCCACCGAACTCTTCAATGCCGAACCGCAGTTGAGTGCCCATCTTTCCCAGCCATTCGGCATCGGCGTCATTGCGGCGGCTCCTCGATGCGGACGGGCCAGTGCTCGGTGCGATCGTTCCACGGGCGCCACTCGCCGTTGACCACTACCAGCACGCCATCTCGCGTGTCCTGGATGATCTCACGCACGAACGGCTCCAGGTTTGGACTCTGACGCAACCAGAACCATCCGTCGTTTGACGGCGGCTCCTTCGTCCAGGCGGTCATGGCCCGGGATTCTACCTCCCCGATCACCTCCGCAGCTTCGCGTCTTAGCTCGGTCATGGCTTGATCATGTCCTCCAGCGTATCGACTCGCTTCTTCAGGCGCTCGATCTCCTCGAGCAGGTCGGGGATGTCTTGGCGCGCATGCGCGATGAACCGCCTGTCCTGAACCGAGCTTAGACAGGCATGACTTCCGCAGTCAGCGTAATCCAGCACCATCGGAGTACTCTTGCGAAAGACCGCCTTTCCCGTCGGAGACTCCAAGGAATTCTGCAACACCCAAGGCTGGCCAAGGGGCTGCACGCCAGACGCCAGCCAAGGCTCCTCCTTCGCAACCTCCATCACGTCGGCAAGCCGCCCTTCGATGTCTGCCACCCAAACCCACGGCCCCGGGCTCGCCTCCTCGCACCGCTTCTTGATCTCGTCCAGTCGTTCGTCCGTCATCATGGCGACACCTCATTGACTTCAGCCGGCGGCGC